CACACTTGTTGTGGCGGACAGCCCCGAAACAGGGACTTGGGCTGCGCCGGTAGCAATAACGCTGCCAACAGACGCGGTAGCAGTGACGCCTGATGGACTTACGTTAGCGGTGCCGGTGACTGACACACTGCCAACGGATGCAGTGGCAGAAACACCAGAGGGGCTTACATTGGCTGATCCGGTGACCGTGACACTACCAACACTGGCATTTGCCGACAGTCCTGTGACGCTGACACTAGCGTCAAGTAAAACAGTGACCGATCCAACCTGACCAGTGCCCGTGGGAAGAGAGGCAAGACTCTGCCCCCAGGGGTCTTCCCCCCAGCCTACGCCAGAGGCGCCCCATCCCTGGAATCCAACGGTTGCATCGGCCACCAGGCCTCCTTACGCAATGCGGATAATCGCACTGGTAGCGTCGGCAGTTGGGAAGATGATGGTAAACGTGCCGCTGGTGGACGTTTTTGCGCCGCCAAAGTCCAAAATACACACGGACGGATTACCTGCAGCCGAGTCGTTGTAGATCATTGCACCGTACGCTGTGATGGTGGCGCTGGTGAACGACAGATCAGCAAAATCAGTGAATGCGGTCGTGCCAGTCGACGTTGGCGTGACGTTCGTCAGCGCCCCACCGCCCGCAGCATACGTGCCCGATGCTGCCACCTCGTTGGTGGCCGTGTAGGCGGTCGTAGCAGCGGTAAAAGACGCGTTATTGTCGTACATGGCCAACTTAAACGTGTCTCCCGTGCCGGTTGTGAAGTTGTGCACCGCCTTCATCAGCTCCACTTTGAAGCTGGTGCACATGTAGTTTCCGGAAAAAGCCATTTTTAATCTCCTAACAAATGAACTAACTCAGGGTGCCCTGCTGCGCGCAGGCGGCTGGCAATTGTCGACCGGTCCTGTTCGACGGCCTCTTTCAAATAAAACGCCACAACGTGTTTGACGCTCTCCTTGAAAGCTCTTGCCTGCGCCTGGACTGCCGGATGTGACTGGTCCCCGACATAGATAATCTTGTCGGCAGCCCGATTTGCCAGCTCTTCCACCGACCATCCACGATTTTCGGTGGTTTCGACAAATACGCTTCCAACAAGTACGGGTGCAGGTGCAGTAATCATGGCCCAGGTGAATCCGATTTAAGTGGAATGCGCATCATGCCATCACGATACTCATCGCGACGACGACGACCCTGCTGCTCAAGACCAAGACCTTGTACTGCCTCTTTGTAGGTAGCCTTAAAGTACTGCATCATCTCCGGTGGACCCTTGGTATAGCTGTAGGCCTGAATCAAACAGGCATACAACAAGGCCTCTGGCGCGTTTGTGCTGATCCAGGTTGTGGTGTTGGTCGAAGATAACTGTGGGGGCCTATAAATGAAGCCCAATTCAACAGAATAATTTTGATCCGGGGTCGGTGCAATGTAGAACGTGTTCTGATCCCACACCGAATAGTACTTAGGCGTTCCCTGAGTGGCCCCATTAGACCAGTATTCCTTCATGAACGACGTGTCCCTGAAGTCCAAGAAGATTTGATCCCCACTAACTGGCGTCAAAATCATGTAGCGATGCGTCAGTAGACCATCGGGGGCAGTCAAAAACTTATTTCCTTGTGACATTGAGCCCGTCATCTCTCGCTTGAAGACGTCAAGGTCAATCTCGCGAAGAATCTGGTTCTCCGCCATGGTGATGAATGTGTTAATGACCGGTTCAGTGAACACGTTGCTGTTCACCTCGGTGTAGTTTCGAATGTTGGTGACAAGTTCGTCGTAGGTCATGATATGTTCACCATCACTTTCCCAACAACGCCTTGCGCAATGAGAGCTTGATCCTGTACATACGGCCGCATGTCAGCAGTGTTTTGGACGCTGCCATAGCTTTGGAAGGCCGTAAAACCTGGCGCACCCACAAAGACCGATACGGGCTCGATACGGTCAGGCCGAGGCTCTTGCAGTGCAATGGCGTCCCCACGATATCGCAAGGGCTCAAGCTGGGGTTCTTTTGGCTCATAGTCATCTGGACAGACTTTGAAGCCTTTCCAGTTTTTTCGCAGGGTGTTGTACGGGTAACGCTGCCCGCAGTAGTCGCACAATCCGTACGAGAACTTGCCGGTTGCGTAAGCCATGTCATACCCCTAAGTCCGGAACAAACTGCACGCTGGCAGTGTCTCGGTCTTCTGCTGCTGCGCGCTGGAAGTCCTCGTCATAGATGGCCTTGAGAGCAGATGCTCGATCAGGGGCAAACTTGAGGGACAAATAGTACGCCAGGCCAGAGGCCAGGCACGGCAAGAACCGAAAATTCACGTCCGCCGTGTTGGTGTAGTTGCCAGCATCCTGAATTCTCCGGATGCGGTAATACACAAAGGTGTAGTTCTTGTCCGCTGCGGGGTAGAAAAACACCTTGGGGGTGTTGGTTCGCTGCACATAGAACTGCGCAGGACGTGCTTGGGAGGTCTTGTTGGGCACATTAAGGTAGTCCTCTCGGCTGATACGCTCAATGTAGATGTCCGTCGAGACCCCGGCGCTCGGATCACGGATGACGGCCTCCAACACGTTGACCACAGATGCATCCAACGAGATTTCATTGGTGCCCTGGACCAGCGGATACGTGGCCTGTTCAATCGTCCACAAGTTCAACCCGCGATTGGCCCAGTCGAGGAACAACAAATTGAGCGAACGGCGCGACGATGAGAGCTGATAGCCACTCGTCGGCCGCATTCCGCAGCGCTCAAACGCTTCCTCAACCAGGTCGTCAATCGACAGGTTAAATGTGGTCGTGCCCGAGGTTGCCATTTAGCAAGCGCCGCCTTTTTTGTAGGACTTCACCATGCCGCCACCCATTTTGCCAATGGGCTTGCCCATGGCCATGCGCTTGTGCTGATTCATGTTGCCTTTATTGGCCATGCCGCCCTTGTTCATCATCACGGGGCCAGTTTTTTTTACTGTCCTCGGAGACCATATGATTTTTTGCGCCGCTCATCACAGCACCGCCGCCACGAGTGGCGCAACCCATACCTTTTCCAGCCATGATTAGGCTCCTTTCTTCATTGCACGGCCCTTAACGTCGGCCGTTTTACGTTTTACGGCACGGCCCATCTTGTCGGCCATGTCTGAGTTCTTCATCATCGAGCCATCAGGCATCTTGTGCATGCCAGGCATGCCCCCTTTGGCCATTTTGTTCTTGGCAGTACGCATTCCGCGCACCGGAAGAGCTTTTTTGGTTGCCATTTCATCCTGCCTTTCGGATTTCATCCAACTTTGCCTCAAGCCTGTTAAACCGTTGGTCCACGTGGATCAAGAATTTATCAAATCGGTCGTCAACTTCCTTGCGTGTGACATGGTCCCGAGCAACCTCTTCACGAGTCTTGTTCAGGAGAATTCCCAGTCGGCTTACCTCGTCGAATTTTGCCTTCAACAAGAAGCCCATGAGCCCCACAATCGCCGTCAAAACGACGTTCCATATCATCATTTCCACAGCTCAGCACCTCCAACGCTTTCGCGCCTGGCGAAGCCGGCTGTTCGGGTCCTTGGCAGCCTCAGGAAAATCCTTCATCTGGCCCTCGGACCGCGCACAATATGATGCCCTACGCTTAGCTTCTGCAGGCGACGGTGTTTTGGTAGTCACCGCCGTCTTCAATTTGCTTCCAGGATTGGCCTTGCGGTATGCTGCAACGCCTTTTTTGGTCATGCCTGCACCTGCCTTGGTGGCGCGGAAGTTCCCGCTCTTCACCGAGGTCTTGATACCCATGCCTTTGGAAGCCATTACGCAGCCGCTCCGCCTTCGAACAGGACCGTCACACTCAGGACTGTCGCGCCAAACTTGACGTACATGCCTGTGGTGAACAAGAGGCCTTGCTCAGGGATCACAAAGTTTTGAGAGTCTGCAACGGTCGTTGTGGACAGCGTCATGATTAACGGATCAGTGTCCGAATCACCGTCATAAAACTGAATCAACGAAGGTCCGCCTGCTCCATGCGTGAAGTACAGGCCGTTCATGCGCGTGCGCCCATTTACGGCTTGCCCTGTAGCCGTTTTATAGACGGCATAGATGTTACTGGCGCTCATTTAGTTCCCCTTGTTAGGCGGGGGTGATAGAAGTCGCGTCAGAACCTTTCCAGTCGGAGGTGGTGGCGGTTCCGGTGGCCACGTAGATGACCCCAGTAGCAATATCAATCACGGTCTTGCCGACTGTTTTATTGCTCGTGTTGATCACGTCGGCGGCATCGCCCAATTCGGCTGCTGTTGCGACGGGGAAGACAAAGCCGTTGTCAGACTTGACTGGGCCAGAGAAAGTGGTTTGAGCCATGATGGTCCTCACATGCGAGTTGGGGCGTATCTGTCTGCATGTCGTCAGCCGGGACTGTCAGATACGCC